GACAATACTAGAAAACGAACTACCTGATAATCTATTAGGAAGCACATCAACTATAAAATTCACTTTAGATGACACAGGATATGTAAAAATTGAAAAAGACTTCACTACAGGTGGATGGGATGTGGATGTTACAGGAACAATTACTGATCCAGACGGAACAACTTGGCAAATGGAAGTAAAAACTTCTGCAGGTTCTGATCACAACAAATCAGGGGTAGCGACAGGACAATCAGAAGAATTTACACTAAAAACTAACTTTGATAAAACAACTGTAACGCTTAAACTTTGGGCTGAAAATGGTGCTGCTTCTGCAGGAGCAGTTGGGCACATAAGTTTAAAATATTAATTCAGATAAATAGTGCAAGATAATATTTATTCAGCAATATTACGTCTAATAAAGACTAGACAAGAGGATGTAAAGTCTGTAATCATAGACGGAAACGTAGAGGACTGGGCTAATTATCAATTCCTAGTTGGTCAACTCACTTCTCTTCGCAAACTCGATGCAGATGTTAGGGATTTGCTTCGCAAATGGGAGGTAGACGATGAAGTCGACAACGGGGCTGATAATGCCCAAAGAAAAAAAGATAGTGGGTCTTAAACCTGCTGAGAAAAAAGAAACCGATTTAAACAAAGTTCCCAAACCAACAGGATGGAGACTGTTAGTTCTTCCGTATAGAGGCATAGGAAAAACTAAAGGTGGAGTTTTATTAACAGATAAAGCAGTAGAAGAGCAACAGATAGCTTCTGTTTGTGCTTTAGTTCTAGAAATTGGACCCGACGCTTACGCTGATAAGGATAAATTTCCAAATGGTCCTTGGTGTAAGAAAGGTGATTGGGTAATCATCGCAAGATATGCAGGTTCTCGAATAAAAATTGAAGAAGGAGAACTTAGAATTTTAAATGATGATGAAATTTTAGGGACTGTCAGCAGTCCTGAAGATATTTTAGGAGTATACACATGAACGAAGTAGATAGACAAGTTGCAGAACTTCAAGCTCAATCTGGAGAAAAGAAAAAAGCGGAATATTCAGTTGAAGTAGAGAGCGAAGACATCGCTGCTGAAACAGAAGAAAACGAAATTGAAATTCCTCAAGAGAAAAAAACTTTTGAAGCGGAAGTTGAAGATACACAAGAAGAAGCTGTAGCAGAAGAAAAACCAAAACAAGAAGAAGCTGTAGCAGAAGAGGAGCCTAAAGCAGATTCAAAACAAAATTATAGTAAATCTGTTCAGAAAAGATTTGATGAGTATGCTTATCAATTAGGAGAATCTCGAAGACGAGAAGAAGAAGCAATTAAAATTGCTCAAGCTATTAAATCTGAAAGAGATAAAATTCAAGAGGAATTAGGAAAGCTAAATAGCGGCTATGTAAATGAGATGGGTGGCCGATTGACTGGATCTGTTGAAGTTGCAAAAGCAAAACTTAAAAAAGCTATGGATGATCAAGACAGTGATGCTATGGCAGCAGCACAACTTGAAATAGGAAAATTAAGTTCAGATCAAGCTACATATGAAAAACTTAAATCTCAACAAGAAGCTTTAGCAAATGCTCCAAAGCAAGAAAAACAAGTAGAAATACCTCAGGCTCAACAACAACCTGCAATTAAAGATCCTAAAGCAGAGTCTTGGGCGACTGATAATGAATGGTTTGGCAGAGATAAAGTCATGACCAATGTGGCATATGCTATTCATGAAGATTTAGTTAATCAAGGGGTTGATCCAAGAACAGATTACTACTATACTGAGATTGATAAACGTATGAGGGACAATCTCCCACATAAGTTTGAACAAGATTCTTCAACTGAAGAACCCGCAAAGCAACAGCCCGTCCAGACAGTTGCAAGCGCAAATCGAAACAGAGGCACAGGACGCAACGTAGTTAAGTTGTCAAGTTCAGAAGCGGCTATCGCAAAACGACTTGGTCTTTCCAACGAGCAATATGCGTCGGAAAAACTAAAGTTACAGAGGAGGTAACGTTATGATAAATAAAACACCGAGATCTGCATCCACAAGGGATAAAGAAGCACGTAAAAAAAACTGGCAACCACCAAGCTCGCTTGAAACACCGACAGCACCTGAAGGTTATAAATTCAGATGGATTAGGGAATCAGTAAGAGGGTATGAAGATAACAAAAATGTTATCGGTCGAATCAGACAAGGCTATGAACTTGTCAGAGCAGATGAATACCCAGACTTTGATTTTCCAACTGAGTCTGAAGGAAAAAACAAAGGTATTGTTTCAGTGGGAGGATTATTATTGGCAAAGGTGCCATTAGAGATCGCAGCGGAGAGAGATCAATACTACTCCGATCAAACACAAAGTCAGCAGGATGCTGTTGATAACGATCTACTAAAGGAACAACATCCTTCAATGCCTATTAATAAGCCCGAGCGGCAAACTAAAGTTACGTTCGGTGGCTCGAAGAAAAGTGAATAATTTTTAATCGGCCTAAATGTAACGCTTACTAATAACTAATACTTTTAAGGAGTAATAAAATGGCAAACTTAAGTTCAGGTTTCGGATTCCGACCAAGTAGAATGCTCGGCAGTGGCTATAATACCACTGGTCAAACTGAGTACACTATTGGTAACAACGAAGGATCCGCAATCTTTCAAGGTGATCCAGTTATATTAGTAGCGAATGGTGCTATTGATATCGGATCAACTGCTGGCGCAGAGCTTCTGGGTGTGTTCAATGGTTGTGAGTATGTTGACCCAACAACTAGCAAACCAACATTCAGCAACTACTATCCAGGAAGCATCGCTGCAGACAATATAAAGGCATTCGTCATCGACAACCCAGATGCGGTTTTTGAAGTAAAATGTGATGACGCTAATGCAGCACAGGCCCAAGTTGGCACAAACTGTAATATCGCAACTTACGCAGTAGGATCTACCATATCAGGTATATCTTCTGTAAAAGTTGATGGTAGTACATTTACAACCAACGCAGGGGCTAATTTTAGAGTAGTAGGTTTATCTACAGATCCAGACAATAGTGATTTTACAACAGCTAACGCTAACATTCTTGTCAAAATCAACTTACACTCTCTAACAGATACAACAGGCGTATAGGAGGTTAAACTATGGCTATATCTAGAAGTCAACTCGTTAAAGAGTTAGAGCCGGGTCTAAACGCACTGTTTGGTCTGGAATATTCACGTTATGACAATGAGCACGCTGAAATTTTTGATGCTGAGTCATCTGACAGAGCATTCGAAGAAGAAGTAATGTTGTCAGGTTTCGGTTCTGCACCAACTAAATCAGAAGGTGGAGCAGTATCGTTTGACACAGCTAACGAAACTTTCACAGCTCGTTATACACACGAAACAATTGCACTTGCATTCTCAATCACAGAGGAAGCTGTAGAGGACAACCTTTATGACAGACTCGCTGCGAGATATACAAGAGCACTAGCTCGTTCAATGTCAAACACAAAGCAAGTTAAAGCTGCCGCAGTTCTTAACACAGCTTTTGCTGGCGCAGGTGCCGCAGGAACCAACCCTGGTGGTGATGGTGTATCTTTAATCAATACACAACATCCACTTCAATCAGGTGGTTTCTTGGTAAATAGACTTGCAACAGACGCTGACTTGAATGAAACATCACTGGAGCAATCCTTAATCGACATCGCTGATTTCAGAGATGAGAGAGGCTTGAGAACAGCTATTCAAGGTATGAAATTAATTATACCAAGACAGCTTCAGTTCACAGCTAACAGATTAATGGATTCAACCCAAAGAACATCAACTGCTGATAACGACATCAATGCAATCAGAAACATGGGAGTGATTCCACAGGGCTATACTGTGAACCACTATTTAAGTGATGCTGATGCATTCTATATCAAGACTGATGCTCCTAACGGGTTCAAACACTTTACCAGAACACCATTAAAAACTGTTATGGAAGGTGATTTTGATACAGGTAATATCAGATACAAAGCAAGAGAGAGATACTCATTTGGTTTCTCAGATCCACGTTGTGTATTTGGTACATCTGGTGCATAATATTTTATAAGAAACTTAAGAGGGCGGTTGTCTTTGACTCCGCCCTTTTTTTATGTCAAAATATAACTTTATTAACCCTATGACCCTTCGGGGACTATTTACAAAAAGGAGATAGACATGGGAACAACTACATTTTCTGGCCCAATTAAGGCTGGAACAGTAAGAGAGGGTGCAAGCGCAAACGCAGGTTTTACCCTTATGGCACAATCAGCAGTAATTGATATTATTGGTGCTACAAACACAACAACAATTGGTATCGTACCAGCAAATTCACAGATCGTAGATGCTATACTTAATACAACAACTGTATCAAACGATGGTGGAACTGGCGTAGTGCAAATCGGAACAACAGCCGATCCAAACGCTTTTATGTCAGACACAAACGTTAAAGCATTAGGTGTAACACACACTGGAGGTACAACTTCAGCGGCTAATGATGTCGGCACAAGTGATGTAACCTGTACTGCAACTTTCACAGCAGGTAACGGGGATGGCACAACAGGTGTTGCTACAGTAACTATACTTTATGTTCAGAACAATAATTTAGCATAGGAGTAAATCATGATTAACTATAGATCGGCTAAAGTAACTGCTACAGGAAACGTAGGATCAGGTCCTGCAAGACTGATTGCAATTAACGCTGTTTGTGCAGGATCTGCAGGTAGTATAGTTTTAAAAAATGGTAGTGGAGGAGCAACTCTATTAGATATTGACACTCCAGCTTCAGCTACTGAACAAGTCAATCTTTATATTGGAGACAGTGGTATGAGATTTGAAACTCAAATTCATGCTACACTAACTAACGTTACATCATTGACTTGCGTCTTTGCATAATGGCAGATAAGCAACCACCTAAAACTAAAAAATATTTCCGCCCCACTAAATCCGGGGCGGGGATGACTAAAGCTGGCGTTAAGAAATACAGAGCAGATAACCCAGGTTCCAAATTAAAAACAGCAGTCACAGGTAAAGTTAAACCCGGTAGTAAATCTGCTAAAAGAAGAAAATCTTTCTGTGCAAGAAGTGCAGGT